AATTGGTAGAGATAGTGGTGCTAGAATTACAATTCCTTTAAACATTCAAAAAGCATAATATAACATATGTCATTTTCAAGATACGCAATAGAAGATTCAGTAATTAGTTCAGAAGCAGTAGTAACTGGATTATGGAGTAATGGTAGTAATACTTTAACTACTTTTTATACTTCAAGTAATTATACTGAATTTTATGTAAATGTTTATAATACAGGATCTGCTTTATCAAGCTCAGCAGTACAATTTTCAATTCAATATGGTCATGTAAGTGGATCAGGTTCAGCAGCAATTAATGCTAATGCATCAACAACAGCATCCCCTTCACGTTTGATATATGGCGAATATAGAAATTTAATTAATGGTACTGAAACTGTTAATTTTAATTTTAACAATGGTGTTAATACATCATCTCCTGATTTTTATGCAATTAATTTCTCTCGTGCTAGGTATAAAGAAAGTATCTATCCTGGATCATTATTATTAGCATTAAGTGGAAGTGGTGGATGTTTTTATTTAACTGATGATAGTACAACAACTACTCAAACTAGATTTATAGGTGAAAATAGATATTTTAATATAGTAAATACTGCTTCTCTTGCTGGTACTTCATATGGTTATTTATTCCCTGATTTAGATGTTATTTTATTAGATTGTACTTTATTAAGTAGTGCTAGTATAGTACCTACTCCAACAAGAACTTCTAATACTACAACTAACAATGCTTTAGCATTGTATAGAGCAATTACATCTGGTTCTTTATTTAAAGCTCAATCTCAAGAAACTATTTCATCACGTTATTTCTTTACACGTGTTAAAAATGGTGAATTTAACTATACTACTAATCCATCTATTATAGATGATGCTGGTAATTTAATTTATAATACATTAGTAAATACTCCTCAAACATATGTTACTTGTGTAGGTATGTATAATGATAATAATGAACTATTAGCTGTAGCTAAATTATCAAAACCATTAGTTAAAGATTTTACTAAAGAAGCTTTAATTAGAATCAAATTAGACTACTAAAATGTTATTGATTAGATGTCATCATTCAAAAGAATAAACCCTGCGGATCAATTCCAGGATACAATAGTAGCTAACAAGCGATGGACAGGAACTTATAGTTCCTATCCTTATATCGATAACTACATTACAATATATACTGGTCAAAAGATTACAGGCTCATTTGATATTAATGGTCTTATAAGCCAAAGTGTTTATTATAAGTTAGAATATGATACTATAAATCAATTATTTTATCAAAATTATACTACAACTTTAGATACTCAACAACGAATAGCATATTCGTTAAATTATGATTCTGCTTCTATAGGAAGAGCAACTTCATCTTATTTTGTATATAATGAAAATCCTTTATTTGTTGATAACTTTCCAACAGGAGCAAATCAAACAATTAGAACTATTTACATAGATAAAGATGCTTATGGAAATCAAATTCTTCCAGGTTCAACAATAATCTCATCTTCAGCATTTGTTTTAGTAGATGATGGAAATGGAAATTTATGGGACTATAAAAATTCAGTTACTAATAATTTTAATTGGAGTAGTTGGACAAATATATGGTCTTCACTTTTAAATAATTGGCCATCATATACAAATTCAACAACACCCCCAGTTCATGTAGGTAATGTATTTTATGCTTTTGGTTTATATATTATTACAAACCAAGATTATCAAAATTATTTCCCTGGATTTTATTATGGTAGTACAGTTTGGAATACTTGGAATACTAACTGGAATGGAACAAATCAATTATGGAATGTTTCTCAAGGTGGTGGAACTGGAATTATAAATTCTGTAAGTGCATCTAATAATGTACCTATTTATTTTTCATTCCAAAATGAATATCCAATATATGAAAATTATATTTATGCTAAAACAAAAGCAGGTGAATTTAATCTATCATATAACCCCACATTATGTCCTGGTACCGGAAGTGCAGTGGCTGATTTCGCTACTGGTTCTTTAGCAACAGGTTCATATTTTACTCCTTATGCTACAACAATAGGATTATACAACAACGACAATCAGTTATTAATGGTTGCTAAATTAGGGCAACCGATACCCATATCAGCAGTAGATGATATGACATTCGTAATACGTTATGACACATAAATGGAAATATTATAATTCATTTGATATAAATGATTATATCGGTTTTGTTTACAAAATCACAAATTTAACAAACGGTAAGTTTTACATTGGTAAAAAGGTTTTTTGGAATAATAAAAAACATAAACTTACTAAGAAACAATTAGCTGAACATACAGGAGTAGGTCGTAAACCAGTTCATGAAGTTATTAAAACTGAGAGCGACTGGAAAACTTACTGGGGCTCATGTAAGCCACTTCAAGCCGATATAAAGCAGTTAGGCGCTGATAAATTCGATTGTTCTATACTTAAGTTATGTACTACTAAGAAACAATTAACATATTGGGAAATACATTACCAATGTGTAAATGAATGTATTGTTCCACCAGGTCGATCTTATAACGAAAATATAAGCGGAAAATTCTTCCCAAAAGATTTGGTATAGTCAAATAAGGTTATTATATTTCCTATAATGGATAATGCTATAATACTGAATTTATTAGAATCTGTTTTGGGTAAAAGCCATAATACAAGTAAAGGTAATGCTGCTTTTATGTGTCCGTTATGTAATCATTACAAACCTAAATTAGAGATTCAAATTAATACAAATGAAAAGGGTGAAAATCCTTATCATTGTTGGGTATGTAATGCTAAAGGTAAGAAATTATCTACATTATTCTCTAAAATAAACGTACCTACTAATAAAATGGAAGAACTAAAATTAATAGTTCAACCAGGCAAAACAGTAGAGTATGCTACTGAGGAAATTAAAATACCTAAAGAATTTATTCCGTTAAGTAATATTGATTCGTTAGATAAATTAACTAAATTAGAAGCAAGACGTGCTATACATTTTTTAAAGAAACGTAACATTACTTTAGAAGACGTATTAAAATATAATATAGGTTTCTGTAATGAAGGTAAATATAGTGGTAGAGTAATTATACCATCTTATAACGAATATGGACACGTAAATTATTTTATTGCTCGTGCTTATACTGATGTAGATCGTAAATATAAAAATCCTCCTGTATCCAATAAAGTTATTGGTTGGGAACTAAATATAAATTGGGATGCACCCATCATCCTATGTGAAGGCGTATTTGACGCTTTAACAATAAAACGCAACGTTATTCCTTTATTCGGAAAAGTAATTAATGAAACGTTAATGATGAAGTTAGTAACTTCTACTGTTAAAAAAGTATACATTGCATTAGATAAAGATGCATATAAAGATGCTTTAAAACACTGCCAAACACTTATGGACTACGGTAAAGAAGTGTATTTGGTAGAGTTAGATGGTAAAGATGCTAATGAAATAGGTTTTGAACATTTCTTAACAATTCTAGAGCAAACACCTGTTTTAACATTCTCAGGGCTACTAGAAAAAAAACTAAATTTATGATCGAAAAAAATTCGAACATCATCAAAGATTCTAAAATAAAACGTATTATAGAACATAACGAAGGTGATAAACAAATCAACGTATTAGACCAACGTTTTTATAGTCGAGATGGTAAATATTATCCATCTGTAACATCTATTTTAAATTATTTTCCTAAAAATCAATTCTTTCATAGTTGGTTAAAAGACGTAGGTCACAATAGTGATATAATTGCTTCCAAAGCCGCTAACGAAGGTACACAAGTACACAATGCTATTGAAGATTTTCTTCACGGTAAAGAAATTACATGGATTGATGAATGGGGAAATACTAAATATAATTTAGATGTTTGGAGAATGATTATTCGTTTTGCTGATTTCTGGAACACTCATAAACCTGAATTAGTAACTACAGAATATCATCTATTCTCAGATGAACACCAATACGCAGGAACTGCGGATATTATTGTACGTTTTCAAGATAAACTACAATTATGGGATATTAAAACATCTAACTCATTACATACATCTTATAACATGCAATTATCAGCTTATGCTAAAGCATGGAATGAAACACATAATGAAAAAATTGAAGAAACACAAATCATTTGGTTGAAAGCATCAACTCGTGGACCAGCTAAAGATAAAATTCAAGGTAGTGGATGGCAATTAAAATCATGTGGTAACTTGGAAGATAATTTTAAAATGTTTTTAAATATATATGACATTTATAAATTAGAAAACCCTGATGCTAAGCCATTCACTGAAAAATTACCAACTTCAGTTAAATTAGCGTAAATGTAAATATTTATAGGTGGTTTGGACTGTCAAACTGCCTATATTAATTTTACGTATAATGATTAAACTAACCGATATTTTAAAAGAAATTGCTGATGGTTCACCAAAAGCAATATTTCTTGCAGGTCCTGCAGGTGCTGGTAAATCTTATATTGTTAAACAATTAATACCTGCTGGTAAATTTAATATCATCAATGTTGATGATGCTTACGAAGAACTATTAAAAGCATCAGGTGTTGGTTTACAACAAAAAGATTTTGGTCCTGAAGAATTATCTACAGCAGCTAAAATGATGGGACGTGCACAAGCACAAACAAAAGAAAAATATGCTGAGTTATCTAAATCCAAACAAAATATAATCATTGATGGTACTGGTGCTGCTGTTAAACCTTTATTAAAGAAAAAACAAGAATTAGAAGCATTAGGTTATAAAACATTTATGATAATGATTTGGGTATCACCAGTTACATCATTAACTAGAAATGCAAGCCGTGATCGTTCATTATTACCATCTATTGTATTACGTACTTGGAGGGATGTAAATAAAAATGTAGACGATTATAGACAAATATTCGGCGATAATATAGTAGTAATTAATAATAACCCTGAAAACGCTGAAACTGAATATAATTACGATGATATTAAAAAACGTTTCTTTGATACATCTAAAGCTAAAGGTAAACCAAAAACACCTGAAGAAATAGAAAAATTAAAACAACAATCATTACAACTAAGACAAGATATAGAACAATTAGTTCAATCAACTCCAGAATTTGATACAATCGAATCTGCTAAATCAAAAATAAATACATTTATATCATAATGAATTTAGGACAATATATAGCTCAACAATTATTAGAAGGCGAAGAATTACAAAAAACTATCGCTATATTCCCTGGTGCTTTTAAACCACCACATCGAGGTCATTTTGAAGTAGTTAAAAAATTACTTAG